CGTTACCTCACGGAGCCGATAGTTTCACATAACTGATATTCCTCTTTCCTTCTTCACTTGCGTTTGTGAGACGCCAATCCAGCCTAGAATCTACTAATCAGTTATAGACTGCGACATCCACTTAAATTGGGCGTACCCTCCTAAAGCGTTCATCGCTTGGCGAACGTTGTTGACGTTTAGACCTGGTCTAAGTTTTCGGTAGTTATCATTGAATTCCGCAACACGTATCAACTTATTCATCCCCACCGGGTAAGTTAGGTATAACGCATAAACAATGTCTTCTGGTAACATGTCATGATGCTTGTAGTCTCTAAATCTCTCTGGATAGAGTAGAGTTTTTACAAGTTCATTTTCCGGTCTGTATTCCCCAAGTGTTGTCCAATCACGAGACAGATAATGTGGGTCGCTTACGCGAAGTCCTTGTGTACTCTTATCTGCGTTCACAATTACACCAAAGTTGTGTTCGATGTAGGAGCTGAGTTCTTCAACATCTAAATGTTGACTAGTGAACATCAGGTTGTCATCTCCAGTGATATGAAAGCTAATGCTATTCATAGGAATACGTTTCATTTGCATGTAGGTCCTTATCATTACTATGTTGACAATACTATCCACAAGATTAGTAAACATAGAGCCACTAGGAACACCATCCTTGGCTTTGATTTTACCCTCCGGTCCTAAGAATTCTTTGAAAATAAAGTCCCTCTTCACAAGACTGAACACTGCAGCATACTTCTCTCTGTCTTCACGTTTGAACAGACGGAATAAGAGTTCGAAGATTTCAGCGATTAACCAGCCCGGTATGGTTTGGTCGTACTTTGAGTAGTCAAGGGATACCCAACGTAAATTGCGCATCCTGTCCTGATGTATTAAGTGCCTTAGTTCGTAGGGCTCTTTACCAGGTGAATACCATCGCACGGAATTCATGAGACGTTGGACAGGCTGTTGCACCATCGTTTCCGTCATGATGACGTTAACATCCACAGCTGACACTAATCTCGTCTTCCTTTTGATGTTGGCTACTCTTTCCCCCTCCCAAATCGGGGTCGCTTGAAGCCTGAAAAGTGGCACAATAGGTTTACCCCATGTTCCAACTTCTGCAGCATCCCACAGCTTAGAAAGCCAGGTAGTTCTGTCTGTTTCCTGTACAAATTGACCTTTGTTCGATATCTCATCTACAAAACGAGTATATCCTGAGT